ACGCGGAGCATCGCCTGCGTCATCAACGCGACGGTGATCCAGGTGGACGATATGGTCGATCAACTGCTCGACCAGCGGAAGTATCCGGCCTACCAGGGCGAGCGAATCCCGATGGTGCGGGCGTGGTCGAAGTCGCACGAGGAACTGTGGCTCAACAAGTACCGCGAGATTCGCAACACGTTCGACAAGTCGGTCGTGGGCGACCAGGCCCGTGCCCACCGCGACGCCAATGCGTTCTATCTCTCCAACCGCGACGCGATGGACGACGGGTGCGAAGTCTCGTGGGCGAGTTGCTTCGACCCAGAGACCGAACACTCCGCGATCCAACACGCCTACAACGCGCTGATTGACGACGGCGAGGAAGTATTCGCGAGCGAGTTCCAGCAGGCGCCGCTCGTCAACGATGCCAAGGGGGCGGCGCTCGCAAGCGACGACGTTCGCAGCCGCGTCGTCAACGTGCCGCGGTGGATCGTGCCCAGCGGCATGGACACCGTGACGGCGTTCGTGGACGTGCAGGAAAAACTCCTCTACTGGGCGGTGGTGGCCTGGGGGCAACAGTTCCGCGGGCACGTCGTCGCCTATGGGACGTACCCTGACCAGCAGCGGACGTACTACACGCTCCGCGACGCGAGGAAGACGCTCGCGAAAGCCGCCGGCGGCACGGGCATCGAAGCCGCGATCCACGCCGGGCTCGAGCGGGTGGCGGCGGAGCTGCTCGACCGCGAGATCAGCCGAGAGTCGGACGATGCCGTCCTCCGCGTGGGACAGTTGTTCGTGGACGCCAACTGGGCACAGACCGCCGGCGTGGTCCGCGACTTCGCCAGACGTAGCCAATGGGGGCCGCGAGTGCTGCCGACGCACGGGCGATTCGTCGGGGCGAGCGGTTCCACGCTGTCCGACCGAAAGCCGGACAAAGGCGAGCGGGTGGGGGCCAACTGGCGGACGAGCACGATCCACAAGCAGCGGCACGTCCTCTACGACACCAATTCGTGGAAGACCTTTTTGGCCGCCCGCATGAAACTCCCGACGCCGGACCCGCTGGCGTTCACGATCCACGCCGGGCATCACGATATGCTCACCGAGCATCTCACCGCGGAGTACCCGACGCGGGTGGAAGCCCGTGGCCGGGTCGTGGACGAGTGGCGACTGTTCCCCGGCCGTGACAACCACTGGCTCGACTGCCTCGTGGGGGCCGCAGTCGCGGCCAGTTACGTCGGCGTATCGGCCGTCGGCGCCAATGGTGCCGCACCGGCCCCGCCGCGGCGGACCATCTCGAAAGAGCAGATGGCCGCCAAGCGCGCCGAACTTCTCGCCAGACTCGGGCGTTAGCCCCATTTTCGGGTGGTGGACAATGGTACACTGACGGTAGACGCGGAAGTTCCGCGCGCCGCCGAGGTGCCATGGCCGACAACTCCGACGTTCTGGATGCGATCGCCGCCAACCTGGCGCAGCCCCTCCGTGCGCGAACCGACGCCGGCGAGGTCCAGCAGCACGAACTGGACCGCCAGGTCGAGGCCGCCAAGTTCGTGATGCAGAACCGCGTGGCCGCCAAGAGCCCGTGGCTGTCGATGCGGTTCACCCGCCAAGAGTCGCCGGGGGCCATCGGCTGATGCCCCGCAAAACCGAAACCAAGGCGGCTCTGCAGGAGCGGGTGACGAAGGCCGAGGCGGCCCTTCGCACCCTCGTGCGGGCCCGCTACGACGCGGCCCAGACGACCCCGCTGAATCAGCGGCATTGGTCGATGGCCGACTACTACTCGGCGGATGCGTCCCTGTCGCCCAACGTGCGGCGGATGCTGCGGGCACGGGCCCGGTACGAGCTGGCGAATAACTCCTACGCGGCCGGCATGGCTTCGACCTGGGCGAACGATCTTGTCGGCACCGGGCCGCGGCTCCAGCTCGACCTCGGAACCGACGTGGACCCGGCTGCGGTGCGGCGCGTCGAGCTGGCCGTCTTCGATTGGATGGTGAACATCGACCTGGCCCGCAAGTTGCGGATCGGCAAAATCGCCAAGTTCTCCGACGGCGAAGCCTTCTGCGTCCTGACGAGCAACCGCCGGCTCGCCGGCGTCCAGTTGGACGTGAAGCTGGTCGAGGCCGACCAGATTGTCGATCCGCAGGGTGCCCCGAACCCCGGCGAAGTCGATGGGCTGCGGTTCGACGCGGACGGCAACGTCACCGACTACTGGATCACGCGGCATCACCCCGGCTCGCTTCGGCCCGGCTGGACGCTGGATGGCCGGTGGGAGAGTGCGGATAGCGTCCTGCACTGGTTCCACGCGACGCGGCCCGGCCAGCATCGCGGCGTCGGCGAAATCGTTCCGGCCCTCGAGCTGTTCGCCATGCTGCGGCGGTACACGCTCGCGGTCGTGACGGCCGCCGAGACCGCCGCCGACTTCGCGGCGATCCTCAAGACGACGATGCCGGCCGACGGGGCCGGCGCCGCCGGCATCGACGCATGGGAAACCATGCCCATCGTCCGCGGGATGATGATGAGCGCGCCGGAGGGATGGGAGCCGTATCAACTCAAGCCGGAGCAACCGACGGGCACCTACGACTCGTTCGTGCGGCGGATTCTGAACGAGATCGCCCGATCGGTGAATATGCCGTACATCGTCGCGGCGATGGATTCGTCGTCCGCGAATTACTCGTCCATGCGGGGCGATTACCTCGTCTATCGCAAGCATCAAGCGACCGAGCGCGGCGACCTCGAGCGGGTGGTGCTCGACCCGCTGCTGAACAAGTGGCTGGACGAGGCCGCGCTGGTGCCCAACCTCATTCCCAACGGCCTGCCGCCGGTTGCAGAGTGGAATTGGTCTTGGACGTGGGACGGGCACGAGCACGTCGATCCGACGAAGGAGTCGGAAGCCGAAGCGATGCAACTGGCCAGCAACACGGCCACGCTCGCGGAAATCTGCTCCAAGCGCGGCAAGAACTGGCAGCAAGTCCTCCGGCAGCGGGCGGTCGAGCGGCAAATGGAAACCGACCTCGGCCTGGTGGCGGAGCCTGTGTCTGCGGCGGCCGACGAAGACGAGATCATCAACGCCGGCGAGGACGTTCAGGCCGCCGAGGGCTATCGTCCGCCGCAAGCCGCCAGGGCCGCAGCCCGTCGCGGCCTGGAGCTGCGTCGCGAGTACGGCCGCGGCGGCACCGCGGTAGGCATCGCGCGTGCCCGCGATATCGCCAACGGTCGCGAACTGTCGCTCGACACGATCGGGCGGATGGTGAGTTTCTTCGCTCGCCATGCGGCCTACAAGAAGAACCACACCGTCGATCCGCCGTCCAACTCTTACATCTCGTGGCTCCTGTGGGGGGGTGACGCGAGCCGCGCGTGGGCGGAACGAATCTGGAAGCGAGAGGAAGCGAACGCATGAGTGCGATGCAACTGACCGCCGACTTCACGATCAAGGCCGTCGAGGGCGAGGCTCCCGCCTCCCCGACGTTTGAGTTGGTCGCGTATACGGGCCGGGCGATCCGGCAGTCGTGGAGCCGCAACCCGATCGTGGTTGACCTGGCCGGGATGGATACCTCCCGCCAGGCCGTGCCGATCCTGTGGGGCCATGACGCCAGCCTGGATTCGGTCCTCGGCCAGAGTTCCAGCGTGACCAACGACGGCCAGGCGCTCACGCTCGCCGGCGAGATCATCGGCGAGGGGCCGGTGGCCGACCGCGTCTTGTCGCTGTCCCGCAAGGGTCTGCGGCTGCAAGCGAGCATCGGGGCCGACGCCGGGCGGATCGAGAACATCGCCCCAGGCGAAAGCGTCACGGTCAACGGCCGGGAGTTCACCGGGCCTGTGTCAGTCGTCCGAGCCTCGTCACTTCGCGAGGTGTCGATCGTCCTGTTTGGTGCGGACGCCAATACGTCCGCCGCTATCGCAGCGGATGCGAATGAGGGTGCGAATATGGCGGAGTCCGCCAACGACACGCCCGTCGAGGCCACCGTGCCGCAGACGGAAGCCCCGGCGATCGTCGCCGTGGAGTCGCCCGCTGTCGAGAAGATCGACGTGGAGGCTGTGAAGGCCGAGGCCATCAAGGTCGCGAGGGAAGCCGTCCTGGCCGAGATTCGCGCCGCCCGGCCAGCCGCTCCGGCGGTTCACGTCGTGGAAAGGATCGACGGCCCCGCGGTCGTTGAGGCGAGCCTGTGTCTCGCCGGTGGCCTGCCCGACGTGGAGAAGCGTTTCGACCAGCGGACCCTCGAGGCCGCCGGGAAGAACCGCGGCGTTTCGCTCGGTGAGGTGCTGATCCAGGCCGCCCGTAGCAACGGCTACGACGGTGGCAACCGGATCACGCACAGCAACCTGCGGACGATCATGGCCACGGCGTTCGCGACCCACGCGATCTCCAACGTGCTGGCCGCGACCTACGGGAAGTTCCTGCTCGCCGGCTTCAACGCCGTCGAGGCGACGTGGGACGCGATCTCGTCGGTCCGGTCGGTGAGTGACTTCAAGGCCGTGACCGGCGTTCGTCTGAACGGCGGTTTCGAGTACGAGGAGGTCGCAAACGGCGGCGAGCTGAAGTCGGCCGACGCGAGCGACGAGAAGCGGACGATCCAGGCCAAGACCTACGGCCGGCTCACGAGCGTGACCCGTCAGGACATCATCAACGATGACCTGGGTGCTCTCTCGGCCGTCCCGCAGCGCCTTGGTCGCGGTGCCGCGATCAAGCTCAACAAGGTTTTCTGGGCAGAGTTTGAGTCGAGCAACTCGACTTTCTTCGCCAAGGAAACCGCGGGGGCCGGCAACGCCCTGCAGCTCTCCTCGCTGAAGACGGCTGCGTCGTCCTACCGGAAGCTCCAAGACCCCGATGGCAACCCGCTCGGGATCGCCCCGTCGATCCTGCTGGTGCCGCCGGAGCTGGAGATTGCCGCGGCCGAACTGATGAGCGGTTCGCTGCTGATTACCGGCGAAAACGCCACCCGCACGAACGCCAACGTGCTGGCCGGCCGGTATCAAGTGGTCAGCTCGTCCTACCTCACCAGCGGTTCGACGTGGTGGCTCTGTGCCAACCCCGCCGATCTGCCGGCGATGGAGGTCGCGTTCCTCAACGGTCAGCGTCAGCCGACCGTGGAGCAGGCCGAGGCCGATTTCAACACCCTCGGCATCATGATGAGGGGCTACTTCGACTTCGGCGTGGCCAAGGCCGAGAAGAACGCGGCCTACCGGATGGCGACGGCTTGATTCGTGTCGTGAACAACGTGCCCGGCGGGCCGGCGAGTCCGGCCCGCCGGGGTTCCAAACTCCAGGGTTCGTAAGCGAAAGGGTTTTTCAAGATGGCGACGATTCAGGAAGGCGATTCGCTCGACTACACGCCGACGACCGGCGTGGCGGTGGGCGAGGCAGTGGTGATCGGTTCGATCGTGGGCGTGGCCACGCGGCCGATCGCCGCCAACGAGCTGGGCTCTGTGGCGGTCAAGGGCGTTCACTCCATCCCGAAGCCGACCGGCAGCGGTACGGACTACGCGATGGGCTCCAAGGTGTCGCTCTACAACGCGCAGGCCGTGACCGGTGCCACCGGCACCGCGATGGGTTACGTCGCGAAGAAGCCCGCGACGACCGACACGACGGTGAACGTGCTGCTGGTTCCCGGTGCCTGACGCTAGGGGCCGCGCGGCCGCGGGACAAACCCGTGTGCCGCGCGGCCCGGTGGCGGAACGACCATGCAGGACATGATCGCCAAGGGTGCGTCGTGGTTCGATCAGCAACGCAAGAAGCATCTTGCGGTGACGGTCGAGTACCAGGCCACCGGCACCATGTTCACGAAGTCGTTCCCCGCCACGATCGGCATGAGCCGCTGGGATTCCATCGACGCCAGCGGGCAGATGATTCGGTTTGAGACTCGTGACTACTTCGTGAGCGTGGACGAAATGCGAGACAATCCCCGCCGCGGCGATCGCATCCACGAAACGGACGCCACTGGCGTCCGCCGCACCTACGAGGTGATGGTGCCAGGCGGTGCCAATAACCCGTGGTCGTGGGCAGACCGCGGCCAGCGGATTCGCAGGATTCACACGCAGCTCGTGGAGAGTGACTGATGCCGTTTTTCAGCATCTCGTCGCCGTCGAGCGGCAACGCGACCCAACTGCAGGGGCAACCGATTGCGGCGACCGCCCCGGCGACCGGCACCGTTCTGACCTACTCTGGTTCCGCATGGGTAGCGTCCACGGGCGTGACGGGGCCGACCGGCCCCAACGGTGCGGACGGCCCGAAGATTTTCTCGGGCTCCGGTGCGCCGTCCAACGCCCTCGGAGTGAGTGGCGACTTCTACCTCGACGTGGCGAACTCGTACCTTTATGGTCCGAAAGCGTCGGGATCGTGGGGAGCGGGTATTTCGATCCAGGGCGGTCCGACCGGCCCGACCGGAATGGCAGGGGTCGCCGGGAGTACCGGAGCTACCGGCCCGTCGTCCACCGTCTCCGGGCCAACCGGCCGGACGGGCCCGACGGGATCGACCGGCCCGGCGTCGAGCGTGACGGGGCCGACAGGTCAGACGGGCCCAACGGGGATCACCGGGCCTCGAGGCTTTACGGGCCCGACGGGTGCGGCATCAACCGTTACGGGACCAACGGGAGCTATCGGCCCAACGGGCAGCATCGGCGTCACCGGCCCCTCGGGAGGCCCGACGGGGGCGACAGGCAGCGCCGGACCGACCGGCCCCTCCGGCGGCCCTACGGGGCCAACCGGAGCCGGAGCGAGGGCCGGGGCCAACGCCGAGACCTTGGCCGGAAACAAGACGCTCACCAGCGCGAGCGAGCGTTACCAATTTCTCTACCCAGACGGCTCCAACCGGATCGTGACGCTCCCAAGCGGGCCAGCGAACGGCCTCGACTTCATCATCGTGGAGACAGAGGGCGGCGGCTACGACCTCCAGGTGCAGGCCGCCGACTCCACGCCAGTAGCCGACATTGGGCTGACGCAGACCTACCGCAACGCGCTGGTCGTGTGGGACGGGTCGGTCTGGCAAGTGCTCAACTACGGGTAAGAAACCATGCCATTCTTTTCCATCAGCACGCCATCGTCCGGCAACGCTACGCAGCTCCAGGGCCGCAGCGTTTCGGCGACCGCACCGGCCACCGGGGC